CGTCTCGCGACGCGTCTCAGCATTTTGCACCTCATGGTAATCAGGAGATTGGATAATGGTAAGGATCCGGAGTAGGTTTACTGGTAATGAGACCGGCGAACGCTGGTATCGTTATAGTAACCCTAAGACCACGACCACTAGTGCTCACACTCTTTATGAGTGGATGCAAGATTCAAATGATAATCCCACTGGGATTAACTTTTGCTCTCACGTCAAAGAGGACTTAGGCCCTGGTCGGCTCACTTACACTCCGTCATCAATACTTTATGGTGACATTGTGTTTGAGCTTCCGAGTCTTTCGCATGCCGATACTTATATCGATATGCAGGCAGAAGCTACGAAAGCTGCTGCTAGGACAAATCCTGCGCGACCGCATGTGCGACTACCTGTCGCAGCTGCTGAGCTTAGGGATTTGCCACGCATTATCCAGGTCAGGGGGCGTTCACTCCTTCAGAAGGGAGCTGAACATAACCTCCGTTACAACTTTGGGATAAAACCCTTAGTCAATGACCTCCTCTCTTTAATCGGCTTTGCGGATGCATACCAGCAACGCAGTGCCGAGGTAGAGAAGTTAATCTCTAAAGGTGGCCTGAAAAGGCGTTTCACCGGTGCTACCGATGAAAATACCATTTCAGGACGTTGGTCTGCCCTCGTATCTAGCTACTCCGGTTACTTTACTACCACCACTACTGATAAGTGCTGGTTTGTAATTAACTGGGAGCCTTCTACGTACGTGCAGACCCTCGATAGGTTCGAGAGGGCATCTTTTATCAAAAGACGCCTTCTAGGACTAGGTCTTGAACAGCAGTTGGCCAATGCCTGGGAATCTCTTCCTTGGTCTTGGCTTATTGACTGGTTCTCGACGATCGGCAGCTGGATGCAAGCGAACAATAATTCTATTGCTCACATTGCTTCCATCTCCGGTCAGCGACTCATAGAGAGTAAACACACTCTTGAGTCCATAGTCGATGACAAAGGTCATACGATAGATATCCCCGAAAGGACCTATCGTCATTTCCTAAGGTCAGCCTATCACCCTACGATTACCGCTACTAAACCGCTCTTGAGCGGTTCCCAAGTAGGTATCCTCGCTAGTCTTGCGGTTCTCCGCAAGTAGAGGCGGGAGCCTCTAACTTCAACCGTACTAGAAAGGATACAAGTCCATGTTTTCAGAACCTATAACAGTCACGATCAACTCAGTTGATCACGACCTTCCTCGTGTGAATCAAGATAACTTCGGAAGTCGTTATCTGAAACGCACGAGTACTCATGAGTATCTCTTGGATATCAAGCACTCCGGTCAAGGAGCGCGTGATCGCCATCGTGTCGAACTTCGGGTAACCGAATTCGCCACGTCCGCCGACGAGTCTGATGTGGTCAACACATCAGCTTGCACCATTCTGGCGCAGCCGAATCAATCGGCCGAGGTGGAAGATGTCACACTTGGTCTTGCTGGCTGGCTTACGTCAGCTAACATCGCCAAATTTGTGAACTGGGAGTCGTAAGACCCCCCACATGAGAGTTCTGGAGCCCTAGATGAAATCCAACTCATAGGAGTCGCTTTCATGAAAAGCTTTGTAGGACTATACACTAAGGTTTTCGAGGCCCTACTTCAGGACCTTGAAACCTCTGTGCCTGGGAATCTTCAGTTAGCAAGAGATGCGCAACGCGTCTCCTTGTTGGTGAAGACTCGGGGAATTGGAGTCTTTACCTTGGACTTCCCTATCATTGGGAAGGCCTTCGATAAAGCTCTATCCACGGGTACGTTCGACGTCTCGGGACTACCACTATGTGGTACTACCAAGACGAAGAAGACGCCGAGATTGTTCTCGGGGATCTTCTTACGTATCTTCACCCCAACTGGAGATCTACTGGTTGAGCCATGTACTGTTTGTATACGCTACCTCCGGCAGATCTTAAACTTTGCGAAGAAAGCAAAGCTAGACTGTTCGAAGGAGCGTGAGAATGAAGTTTACACCTCATTCTATAAAACAGATAATCAGCTTCCTGAACCTGACCTTACCTGGTCAGGTATCGGAGAGGTTGATTATGCTCGTCCTCCTCTTGCTCTTAGTAACTATACTAAGCGCATGTTCAGGGGTCCTCACGACCTCTGGAACTTGGGAGACCGAGTCTACGCTCGGTACGCAAGTACCAAGTGGCTCCACACAATCGATCGAATTGCTCGAGTGTGTGTCCGGTCAATGGCGAGTTTCTCACCTTATGACTGGAAACCAAAACCCGGAACTGGTGCCACCAGCGATTCCTACCGCGATAAAGATCGATTCGATCTCTCTCGTTGGTATGAAGTGCTGAATGGGGTCTTTCCTGTAGCGGACTTTGCACTTCCTGCATATGATCATTATGATCAGATGCCTGAGGTAATAAATACGCCTAAGGATCGACCGGTATCTAAGCTCCTTACAGTACCTAAGACTCAGAAGGGTCCACGCTTGATCGCGTGCGAACCTGAGAGTTTTGTGTACTGTCAACTGCTCATCAAGCGTTATTTTGATGCTCAGTTTGAAGGTGTAAAACTTTTCCGAAATAGTATTCGGCTAAGAGATGCATCCTTCAACGGTCGGGCAGCCTTGTCGGCTTCCCGGACTGGGGCTTATGCTACTATAGACTTAAGTGAGGCGAGTGATCGCGTCACGTGTCGTTTAGTAGAACGACTCTTCTGGGGCAATAAGGACCTTCTTAAGGCTCTCATTGTTACCCGGACTGGTCACTATACCCAAGAGTACACCCGTGATATCCCTAAGGAGGGGAACTTGCGAAAGTTCACCACTATGGGTTCAGGATGTACTTTTCCAGTGGAGACCTATGCATTCTTTGTTCTTGCACTAGCCGGTATGGCTCTTGCTCGTAACTTAGAGGACATTAGTTTCCGAACTCTTGAACTTCTTTCAAGAGAGCTCTGGGTTTACGGAGACGATCTCATAGTCCCCGTGGACTGTCATGACAGTGTACAGTACATCTTAGAATTCTTTGACTTTAAAGTCAATAAATCTAAGACACATACTACCGGATTCTTCCGGGAGTCATGTGGTACTGATGCGTTTCAGGGGATTGAAATATCTCCTGCATACGTCTCTGTCATTCCAGACAGGCTCAAGCCCACTACCATCGCAGCTACTGTCGCAGCCCATAACGATTTCTATCGTCGTGGTTTTACTGCCACCGCAGCTGTGCTCCGATCTGAAGTACCGAAAGGATACTTACAGGTCGAAGCTGATAGTGAGCTACCTGGCCTCATAGTGGAAGAGCCTCGTAATGATACGAGGTACGACCATACGACCCAGCAGGTCGTTCATATAGCGAAGCTATGTGATACGGCTACTGAGGAAGTTGAGGTATCAGGGCACTCACGTCTCTTGAAGTTCTTTTTACAAGAACCTCATCTGTCCCCTTACAAGGGAACAAGAGACAGGGTGTTACGGTCCCGATATAAGACCGTGAGGGTCCCATCACGTTTAGTGAAGGGTTGGAATTGAGTTGAATATTATGAACTATTATTGTTCATTCAACCCCTTTCTCG